AAAAAGTTAAATGTGGACTATCAGAGACTTGAATTTGAATGGGAGGGCAGAATCATTGAAAATAAGCCTAATATTAGGATAGATAAAATATTGCTTGAAAATTCTTCAGATCAAGTTCTTGTAAGAAATATAGCTACTGTAAAGATTGCACAAGATGTAACGTCGGAGTTGATATTAAATTACCTCAGGATTCAAAACTGCGCACAGGTATTGTGTAATGAAGAACAGAAAAGTGTGATTGCAGCCATTTCGCAAAATGTAGCACAAATTGGAGAAGCTGATGGAGAAGAGCTGCCTGGTAAGAATATCGGAATTCAGGATCTGCTCTTTGCGAAAGTGATCAATGCAGACAGCTATATCCTTTGATCAGACAGATTAGAATTAGAGTATTTGAAAGTAAAACTGGTGAAACTACAAGAAAAGAAACTTGTAAATTCAGAAGTGCTACATTATAATAAAAATACTAGGATAAACATTAGGAGGAAACATTTGTGAAAAACGAATTAGTAATCGTACTCGATTTTGGCGGGCAGTACAATCAGCTGGTTGCAAGACGCGTTCGAGAATGCAATGTATATTGTGAGATTTATTCTTACAAAACAGACCTTCAGAAGATCAAGGATATGAATCCAAAAGGAATCATTCTGACAGGTGGTCCGAACAGTTGCTATGAGGCAGACTCCCCGACCTATACAAAAGAATTGTTTGAACTTGGAATCCCGGTATTGGGACTGTGTTATGGAGCCCAGCTGATGATGCATGTACTTGGTGGTGAAGTAAAACGTGCAGATGTCAGAGAATATGGAAAAACTGAGGTGTTGATCGATAAAGCCTCTTCAAAAGTATTTGAAGGCGTGTCAGCATCTACAATCTGCTGGATGAGCCATTTTGATTATATTGCGCAGATCGCACCGGGATTTGAGATTACAGCACATACGGCAGACTGTCCGGTAGCAGCCGCAGAGAATGCAGAAAAACAGCTGTATGCGATCCAGTTCCATCCGGAAGTACTTCATACAGTACAGGGAAAAGAGATGCTCAGCAATTTCGTGAGAAATGTGTGCGGATGTGCCGGCGACTGGAAGATGGATGAGTTTGTAGAAAACTCAATCAAAGAGATTCGTGCAAAAGTAGGCGACGGAAAAGTATTGTGTGCACTTTCCGGCGGTGTGGATTCTTCCGTGGCAGCAGTTATGCTTTCCAAGGCAATCGGAAACCAGCTTACCTGTGTATTCGTAGACCATGGACTTCTTCGTAAAAACGAGGGAGATGAGGTAGAAGCAATCTTCGGACCGGAAGGTGACTATGACCTGAACTTTATCCGGGTGAACGCACAGCAGAGATTTTATGAGAAACTTGCAGGAGTGACAGAGCCGGAGCAGAAGAGAAAAATCATCGGAGAAGAATTCATCCGTGTATTCGAGGAAGAAGCGAAAAAGATTGGAACGGTTGATTTCCTGGTACAGGGAACCATTTATCCGGACGTAGTAGAAAGTGGTCTCGGCGGTGAATCCGCAGTGATTAAGTCTCACCATAACGTAGGAGGACTCCCGGATTACGTAGATTTCAAAGAAATTATTGAGCCGCTTCGTGATTTGTTCAAGGATGAAGTAAGAAAAGCAGGTCTGGAGCTCGGACTTCCGGAGCGTCTGGTGTTCAGACAGCCATTCCCGGGACCGGGACTTGGAATCCGTATCATCGGAGAAGTAACAGAAGAAAAAGTAAAGATCGTTCAGGATGCAGATGCGATTTACCGTGAGGAAATGGATGCAGCAGGCATGAACAAGACAGTAGGACAGTATTTTGCTGCATTGACAAACATGAGAAGCGTTGGAGTTATGGGTGATGAAAGAACCTATGATTACGCAGTTGCACTTCGTGCAGTCAATACGATTGACTTTATGACAGCAGAGTCAGCAGAGATCCCCTGGGAAGTACTGCATAAGGTAACAAGCAGAATTGTCAATGAAGTAAATCATGTGAATCGCGTAGTGTATGATCTGACGGGAAAACCACCGGGAACGATTGAGTTTGAATAATTAGCAAATCCCGAGAAGCCTTGTAAATACTGGGCTCCCGGGATTTTTTATGCCTCCGTGATGTTAACGTGATGTTAAAACTTCTATTTTCCAGATATTCCGTATATTCTTTCGTACTTCGGAATGGTGGTTTTGACGATAAAAACATCAAGATCTTTCAGGCTGCCATTCTGAAGCTCGCATGATGAAATAGCATCTGAGAACATGGCCAGAAGAAAATCACGAAGATCTTCCGCTGGCTTAAATGTGGATATAATCTTGACAATCGTGTCTCCGAAAGCGATCCAGTCAAGGTATGTTTCGAGCTTATATCCATAGATCGAGTCCCTTGCTATATCAACACCGTATTTCTTAAAGATGGACCGATTATTTTTTCGGATATGTTCATTTCCGTGCGCTTCAGCCGCAGCCAGTATTCCCATGCTTACAGATCCCAATGGGGATCCAGGAACAGGGGTGGCATGCTGCGCCTCTGGTATAAAGAATTCGTCTTCTCTATCCTCTTCCTCTTTCTGCATTAGCAGCTCAATATCCTTTGCCAGTTCTTTGTCTGATCCGGGATAAAGGTGGGAATAGGTATCCCACGTTGTTTTGATGGACTCATGGCCGAGCCGACGGGAGATCTCCTCGATTGGTTTCCCCATGTTAATGAGCATCGCAACGTGGCTGTGCCTTAAATCGTGAACCCGGATATCTACATCTCCTGATCGCTTGATCATCCGCTTGAACTCGCTGTACAGTCCACCCTTCTTAAAATAGAAGATCCGTTCATCCGGATTAAGCTGCATACTGTCAATAAAGTCGAGAACTTCTTTGTGGAGTGTTCCGGGAACGGTAACCCTTCGGATGCTCCGCTTTGTCTTTGGCATCAGAAAATATTCTACACCATCTACAACGGCATAGTTCTTATTGATGTCGATGACAGGATCTTCCCGCGGCACATCTTCCGGGGTGATGGCCAGCACCTCCCCCTCTCTTACGCCGGTATAGAAGAGTATCTTAAAGGCGATACGATACGCCGGCTTTTGTTCAAACTGCAGGGCGTGCTCGAACTGATCCTGCGTCCAGAAATTCATTTCCGATGCGCGGCTCTCCCCGATGCTCCCGGCTACATAACAGGGATTTATCCTTAGACGATAGTATTTTACTGCATAATTAAATATAGACGAGAGCTGCGAATTGATTGAATGCAGATATGTTTCGGCATAGGGTTTGCCGTCTTCGTCTCTGTAATCTATGAGCGAATTTTGCCAGCGCCGGACCAGATCTGCATCTATGTCGCATATCTGCATAGCTCCAAAGAAAGGAATCAGCTTTGACTCTATGATGTATCTCTTGCTTTTGAGAGTGGTGAGTTTCAAACGGCTATCCATATCCTCGAGATAGTTTTTGGCAAGAGAGGAGAACAGTATTGTGGGCTCCTTGGAAAATCGGTCCAGAAAGCTCTGTTCGTATTCTCTGGCTGCGCCTTTGGTGTCGAAGCCCCTTTTGCACTTATGTTTTTTCTCGCCGAGCCAGTCGGTGTAGTAAAAATTTGCATACCAATGCGTCTTCCCGTCCGCTGTCTGATATTTGTATGCGGGCATAATCAATCTCCTTGTCACATAAGATTTGACAAACAGCCCCCAAATGGATATAATGTACTTAACAAGGGAACCGTTGGTCAGTGTACACCTGACCGCCGGGAAAATAAGTTCTATAAAAATAGCGCCTTACTTTACCAGAGCAGGGGCGCTATTTTTTGTGCTTCATTATCGTTACGACAAGGGTAATTACGGCACAAAGCATGATGACAAAAGTAAACAAGTCACTGTATGTAACCATAAGCACCAGCCTCCTTCCTTTCGTCCGGCGGCTGCATAGCACCTCAACGGTTCCCCGGTTAAGTACATTATACCGATGAGATCTTATTTGTCTTTTAAATTTTCTAAAGCGCCCATGAACAGCCGCTTTCCTCTTTTCGACATCCCTCTATAATAACGTATGATATCTTCCTCTTCTTCGGAGGATATCATTTCTGAATAAGGTACGGAGCCGATCAGGAAATCCATCGATGTATTTAACGCCTTTGCGATCTTGGCCAATATATCGATATTCGGAGTGACGGATCCGGCCAGAATTCCAGATAGTTCTTCCTGCGGAATGTCTGCGGTTTCGGAAAGTTGTTCGGGCGATAAGCCGCCCTGCGCCAAAAGTTCGGAGATTCTGACGTCGATGTAAGGCTTCATCGTCTCTGGATCCAGAGCTATCCATTGCGATTTAGATTTTCCCAGTAAGTAATCTGAAGGAACATGGAAAAATTCTGCTATCTTAATTAAAACCTGGGCTGATGGGTTTGTGTAGCCTCTTTCTATATTAGATATTACCTGACCAGAACATCCGGCATATTCACCGAGCTGCAACTGAGTGACGCCGATATCTGAACGAAGGCTTTTTATTTTCTCTCCAATATTACTCATACAATACACCCGGATCTTAGTCCATGCCTAGAATCTCTTTTGATTCTTCTGTGATCTGCTCCGGGGTTTTAGTAGCTTTTGATATCAATTCCCCGGTTTTGTAATCATATATGTCATAAGCGTCCTTTAAGTCTCCCTGCACATAATAATATTGTCCAGAGTCATAATCTGCTACAGAGATGATTTCCCACTTGGGGCTGCTTACAATTCCTAAATAATTATAGGAAACAAAAAGCTGACGATCATCATCTACTGTGCAAAGTGCGTCGATGGAATACACTCCAGAATTTTCTTTGTAGTTCCCGACAATGGCTTCGCTTATATCTGATACGCCAATACTTATCATGATTTCCTTGAAATCGGTATCAGCTATACTTGTGAAGCCGTCAATATCCGGGAATGACTGCAGTTCTTCGTCTGTGTTCTGCTTAAAATCAAAAGCCGGACCAGTCGTTTCCGCTACATTTTCAGCGCTCTTTTGTGAAGCATCTGATTCGGCGCTTGGGTTGGGAGTCGTGGCTTTAGTAAAATCCATTATGGCACTGATCAGCACGAGGACAGCAATCACTCCGCATATGCTGGCAATGATAATCAGCCACACAGGCTTTTTCTTTTTAATTTGAAAACCGCAGCTTGGACAAACTTTAGCGGAATCGGAAATTTCTTTTCCGCACTCCGGGCATTTTATCATACTCATAATAATCTCATTCCTTTCTACCCCTTCGGTACCACTCGAAGGGGATTATTTTGCTTCTTTTAATTCCCCTTCATATTCACGACTTAATCGTTTCAGATATCCTCTTAATTCCCCTTTAAATTCTAATTGAGCATCACGGGGAAGCTTATGGATTAGAGAAAGCCATTCAGCATCTTCTACTGTCAAAGAAGATTTTTCGTTCCCGGAAAGTAAATATTCACAAGAAACGCCCAAAAACTCACAAATTGGGATTATCATTTTAGCCGGAGGATCAGTCCCCCGATTTTTCCAGTTAGTCATAGTGCTGGTGCTTATACCCAATGCCCTGCACAAATCCGCTGCTTTTAGAGACTTTTCCTCTAATAGTGCTAAAATCCGCTGGATAATCATAAATCTCCTTTCGAATCCCAAAATGTGAGCAAAAAGTATTGACAAACTCACAAATGGGGATTATTATTAAAACTGTAATAACCAAATGTTTAAAACACTTTTCAAAAAAAGAGTGATGGCATCACTCAAGGTGTAATGCAAAATGAATAGTTACTGATCGGCTTCGGCCAGAAGAGCCTTGTTATTTTCTTCGATCATAACAGAAACGGCCCTGATGACAGCTTCAGCAGAAGCTTGAAAAATCGAAGCAGTATTTAATGGAACACCGCTTGCTTCAATATCGGTCAGGATTTCACGGTTGGCATCTGTAAACTCTGATAATCCGATACGCTGCAGTTGTTCCGACCACGATGAGGTCTGATTATTCATAGCAGCTACTCCTTTCTGTGCTTATTAACGTATACCGTTATTCTAAAGCATGATTAAACAAATGTAAACAACAAATGTTTACAAGGACAACGGGAGGTGAAATTGTGAAACGAACTTTGCCGACATGGTGTAAAGAGGTCAAAAAGTCAATGATTGATGATGATCTGAACGTTACTGAACTTGCGGAGCGCGTAGGTCTGAGCAGAAATTACGTTTCCGGAGTGGTAAATGGGCGTGTATACGCGCCAGAGATTGCAAAGATAATCAGCAAAGATCGTAACATTACGGTGCCTTACACGGAAAACATCGTTTGATTATATTTTAGCTGATGAAGGAGGATAGATAAATGGGAAAACATGTTACGAAAGCCGCAGGGAATGTCTTCGCAGAAGCACGTTATCAGGCTGCGACGTTCAATGACCGCCTTTTTAGTAGAGAGGGGGCATCAGAAGAGCTCGGAATTGACCGGAGCAGGTTGGCCAGGATTGAGCTTGGCAGTAAAAATCCGTTTCCGGACGAAGTGCTGATGATGGCTGATATATACAATGCGCCGGAATTAAAGTCGTATTACTGCAAAAATATGTGCCCTCTTGGAAAGGACTTTCCGGACGTTAAGCTGGAGGCCCTGGACAGGATAAGCATTAAGGCACTGTCTTCTTTCCGGAAGATTTCAGCAGCTAAAGAATTGCTCTTGGACATTACGGAGGACGGAGTGATAACGGAGAACGAAAAAGGTGATCTCAACGAAATCATCAAGACATTGGATGAGGTGAGCAGGATCACGCAAAGCTTAAAAATATGGGCAGAGAAAAATCTGGAATAAAGGAGGTGCCCGCATGCCAAGTGGAGTTTTGAAAGAAATAACGGCGGAGGACAGATCTTACTATATGGCAAGCGACATAATGGCGCTGCTTGGGATAAGTAAATCCAAAGCATATGACGTAATCCGAACAATGAGAAAGGAGTGTATTGACGCAGGGAAGCTTACAAAAGCGTATCCGGCAGGACGCATTCCTAAGAAATATTTCGATGAATACTGCATGATCAACTGAGGAGGTGAATGAAGAAAAATGTACGGGTACATTTGCCCTGACTGTGGCTGTCATCTTGATCCGGGGGAAAGATGCGACTGCAGGGAGGAAAGAGAAAGAGAGAGAGAAAAGGTGACAAAGATCTCGAAGTTTCTGAAAGTGGAAACGAATGGTCAGATGAAGATTAAGTTTGAGGAGGTCGTATGAAATATTTAAGACTTTATGATTTGAGGAATGAAACGGTGACAATAATACCGTATCCAACGAAGCCCGTGGATGCAAATTCAGATCCACAGGATATTCAGTCAAGGAAAAAGAGGGTAAGAAGACGCATGATCCGGCGGGCGAAACGCGCGGCTTTTGTTATAGTAGAAGCTGCAACGTCGCTCGCATCAGGGCTTATCTTCCTGCATTTTGTTTCTGAAAAGTTAAGGGAAATCAGAGGCTACGATGCTATTGGGAGCGAGTATTTTGCGGCGGGGTTCATCGCATTTTTTGTGTTTTTACTCTTTGAAAAGGTGGGTGAGTGGCTGTGGACAAGAAGACAATAGAGGAGGCGATAGGGCAGGAAATACCAGAGGAGCTTTACGAGCACGCCGTGACAGAGGCAAGAAAAAAGCTCCAATCAATAATTCAGCGTTTTGGCGATTGCGACGGCGTTAGACGGACACCGGGCTATCTGACTGAATTAGTGATTGAAGCCGTTAAGTCAGAACTTTTAACAGAATACACTCTGACTTTGGCGCTTGCCAGATCGCGCGCATAACTATTAAAAGCAATTCTATTTTATCACGAGAAAGAGAGGAAAGCAATATGAAAGATGTTATGGCATCATTGCCGGAAGTAATAAAAGAATACAAGGGATACAACCTGCTGATCCCGACAGCAACAGACGTTCAGCTCAATCCGTTTTATAAATTCCATGTGGAAGAGGTCGCGGTAGATCTGAGCGAAACCAGCGGAGATATTTTCAAGGTCGGATCGATAGACACGGGCAGGAAGGACGACAGGGGCAATAAGATCTATGCGGATGCCTTTTCGCTGTCGAAGCCTTTGCTTAACAAGTTGGCAATGGCGGCAGGGATCCAGTTCAATCCGGAGCAGACATACGGGGAACGTATTGACCGGGTTACATACCGGGCGCATGCACAGGGAGCCATGCGGAAAGCAGACGGAACCTGCCGAACAGAAACAGATCAGAAAGAGATTTGCCTTGAAGATGAAGAGGAAAAGTACAGAATCGAATTCGCTGATAAGGCTGCCAGGGGCATTACGGACGACAAGCAGGCAAAAGCCGCTGCGGAAATTTTTAAGGGAACATGGACCAAGGCGAAGAACAAATATGGAAAAACTGTTGATGCCTATGTGATCGACGAGGCAGACCGCGAGAAATATATCGAGAGATCTGTAATGGTGAACATGTCACTTCTTAAAAAGACATGGGCGGAAAAGGCAATCACGGGCGCAAAGCTTAGAGTAATCCGGGCCCTGCTTGGCGTGAAAGGAACATACACAAAGGAGGAGCTGCAAAAGAACTTCGCCATTCCCACGGTAGTCTTTTCTCCGGATTATTCGGATCCGGCGGTGCGTCAGGCGATACTTACACAGGGGATCAGCTCGGTAAACAATATGTTTGGCACGCCGACACTTCCGATCAAAAAAGTAGAATTTGAAAATGACGCTGCCTTTGATGTGGAAGCGTTTGAGAGCAATCCTGCATTCCAGAGCGACGATCCGGATGAAGACGTCCCGGACATCCCGGATATTCCGGAAGAACTTCCGAATGAGCCAGAAGCTCCTACTCCGCCGGAGGAGGAAGGATATTTCTGCGACGAATGCGGAGTTGAGATCAGTGAAAAGGTGTACGCCTATTCGCTGAATAAGTTCGGGCGTCCGCTGTGTATCAAATGCCAGAGAGGAGGGAACCGGCAATGAAAATGATCAAGATTACTACTGACAATCAGATTTCAGTGCACGACTTTCCGGAGAGGAGCTTTGAGGAACAGAACAAGTCATTAAGAGACTATATTGGTCCGAAATGCGAACTGTTTGAGCGTGTTATGCCGAAACGCCTGTACAACGAACTTCGTGGTTCCAGGGAAAGAGGGAATTGCGTAAGTATGTTGGTGGACGAAGATGGGCATTACAACGGATCATCTGAAAATATCGTGGCATCATGGCTCTATGAAACAGATAAGCATGGCCACCCAATACTTGGGAATGTTCTGATTGTCGGAGAAAAGTTGGAAGGACCAGGCATCAGCCTTTGTGGAATCCCGGGAGATCAGTTCGATTTGCTCTTTCCACAGCTCAGAAAATTAACAGAGAAAGCGAGGAAAATAGGATGAAGATTTTACATACAGCGGATTGGCATATCGGTCAGTTTAAAGGACCGGTCGAGGACGGAGTAAACCTCCGCTCTCTCGATACGGTTAAATGCCTTGAGTTTATGGTTGAAACGGCAAAAGAAGTTCGTCCGGATTTGGTCTGCGTGAGCGGAGACGTCTTTCATCAGGAACAGATCGGACCGGTTCGGTATTCGGATGAAATGGTTACAGCGACAAGGATCATCGAAGATCTGTCAGAATGTGCAAAGTTTGTGGTTGTGATGCGTGGTACGCCGAATCATGACGGCGCCGGTCAGTTCCGGGTGCTGACAAAGATGCTTGAGAAAAATAAAAAGGTTGCGGTGATTACTACACCGCAGGTTATCTCAACACCGATCGCAGACATTGCATGCATTCCCGGGTTTGATAAGCAGGAGTTTCGGTCAAAGTTTCCAGGGTTATCTGCAGAGGAAGAGAATCTGACATGGACCAAGTATATATCAGATATGGTTATGGGATTAAGGGCTCAATGCTCAAACACAAATATCCTACCAGATATGACACCCAAGATTTTAATGGCACATTATACAGTACCCGGATGCAACATGGAATCTGGACAGACGTCTTTCTTTTCAAACTTTGAACCGGTAATTCCGAGGGAGGCTCTGCAGACCGCCGGATACTCTGCGGTACTTCTAGGGCATATACACAGACCTCAAATTCTTGAAGGTCTGGATAATGTGTTCTATTCCGGAGCTATTAACGCCATGAACTTCAATGATGAGGGGCAGAGCAGAGGCTTCTGGATCCATGAATTTGAAAGAGGAAAACTGAAATCCGGACACCGATATGAGACTCCGTTCAGAGAATTTCAGACGGTTACATGGACTCAGGAGGATGTGGAGTCCTATTTACGGGAAGGAAAAATTTTCCTGATGAATGAAAAATATCCGGATCTTGTATCGGACAAGATTGTTCGAATCAAATACAGTTGCACAAGTGAACAGAAAAAGGCGCTTAATATCCCAGTGCTGCAGTCGGATCTCTATGACATGGGAGCGTTTTATGTGGCTGACATAGAAGCAGAGAGCATGGTGGAAATAGCAAACAGAGGGCTGCTGTCGGAAGAAAGCGACCCGCTCGTCAATCTGAAAAAATGGTTGTCTGAAAAATGCGTAAAAAATGCTGACAAAGTTGTGGAGCTTGGGGAGCCGATCATTGCGGCGGCACTGAAATCGGAATCGATAGCGGAAAATCACGGTGTGCTCCGACCGGTTTCGATATCAGTGAAAAATTATAGAAACTACAAAGAGGAGACCTTTGATTTCTCGGACGTTTCGTTTTGCTCCATTAATGGTGTGAACGGTGCCGGAAAGAGCAGTTTGTTTATGGACGCAATTGTCGATTGCCTCTACGAGGAAACCAGAGAGGGAGACAATAAGGCGTGGATCCGCGGGAGTGAAGATGCGAGGAGTGGATCTATTGAGTTTATTTTCGACATTGGAGAAAAGAGATTCCGTATTGTAAGGACCAGGACGAAATCAGGCAGAGCAACGCTGAACATATCACAGAAAGATGGGGAGGAATGGATCAATTTATCGGCCGAGCGCATCAAGGACACGCAGGCTGAAATCGAAAAAATCCTCGGTATGGACTCTATGACATTCCGGAGCTGCGCACTGATCATGCAGGACCAGTATGGATTATTCCTGCAGGCGAAAAAGGAAGACAGGATGACGATACTCGGAAATCTCCTGGGGCTGTCCGTATATGGCGTTATGGAGCAGGATGCGAAGAAGCGGCTTGCTGATACAAAAAGAAATCTGATGTCCAAAAAAGAAGCGGTGAAAGTTAAAGCTGAGTTTATTTCCGAGAAAGGAGATCCCGATAAAGAGCTGGAAAGTCTCGAGAAAGAGATAGGGGAATTGTCGGACATCCGCAAGATGACCGATCAGGATATTGAGGTATGCAAAGAACAGGTGAGCGGGTACCTTGAAGCGGTGAAAGAAGTAGATCGCCTCAAAGAATCATCCGAGAAAGCAAAAGAAGAACTGGAAAAAACAAGGACAGAAGCAGAAGGAATACAGCGCGAAATCGAATCTTGCGAGCTTTTCCTCCGAAATGCTGACATGGTACGTGAAAAAGCACAGGAGTATCAGAAAGCGGTAACTATGGTAACAGATCTTGCTCCGGTGGTGGCAGAGTATGAATCTGGAAAAAGATCTTTGGAAGAGAAGGAATCCCAGATCCAACGCTATGAGAACATCATCAATACCACTCAGGCGCAAAACCGCAGGATAGAGGAGCAGCTTCTTGAGATTGAGGATGCCGATGTAGCGCTGATCGACCAGAAGCTTGCTGAACTGGAGGAAAAGAGGAAAGAGCTCACGGCCATTCGGGAGAAAAAGGATCGCTGTGCTGCAATCTCGTCCGAGGTGAATCAGAAACATGCAGAAGTCACGGAATCTGTACATCAGATTTCTACGCAGCTCAAACTTGCAGAGGCCGATCTTGCGGCATATAAGAAACAGCAGGCTTTCATGGAAGACTCCGGATGCCCGGATATCGCGAATGCTACATGCCGGTTCCTCGAGAAAGCGAGAGAGGATGTAGGTAAAATCGCGCAGGTCGAAAAAGATATTGCTTCGATGCAGGAGGCCATCCGCATTGCCAAGGAAGATTACGCTGCATATGCAGGAGCCAAGAAAAAGGAAATGTCAGAGATTGGGTACTCGCCGGAAGAAGAGCGGAAAGTTTTGGAGGAAATTTCTGAGCTTGAGTTGTTCCGGAAAAAGAAAGAGGAGGCGGAACAAAAGAAGGCGCTGCGTGCCCGTCTGGAAGGCGAAAAAGAGTCTAACGATAAAACAATAGGCTCATGCATGGAAAATGTCTCTACGGTCAAAATAGAAAGCCAAAAGATAACGGAATCCGTTCACAGACTACTGGAATCCGTTAAAAAATACGAGGAAGCCAAGAGGACGGTTGATGATCTCCGGATATACGCAGATCAGGAAACAAACATTCCTGTCTACGAAGAACGAAAAAAACACTTGGAAGAGAAGCGGTCAGACCTGAAGGAACGGGAGAACCGGAAAAACGATGAGTGGACGAAAATATTTTCGGACTTCTTGCAGAAGCAGGAGCTGCTCTCCGGCATCCCACGGGGAAAAGAAGAACACTTACATGAGCTGGAGAAGAAGAAAGCGGATCTTGAGAAAAGAGCTTCGGAGCTTCAACTTCAAAAAGGTATCCTGATTCAGCGCTCGGAAGATGTGATGAAGATCCGAAAAGAAATGGATGAACTGAAAATAGAAATCTCCAAAGAGGCGGAGTTGGCATCACATTATGATGTACTGAAACAGGCGTTTAGTCAGGACGGGGTTCCACATCAGATCGTTAGGAACATTATCCCTCACATCACGGATACGGCAAACAATATTCTTGGCCAGATGACCGGCGGAACTATGGGAGTTGAGTTCGTCATGGAGCGGACCGTAAAAGGCAAGGATGGAGATAAAGCCACTCTGGATGTGCTGATAGCTGAATACGGAAAGACTACCTTGCCGTACGCATCAAAGAGTGGAGGAGAAAAGGTTAAAGCTTCTCTTGCTGTGATCCTTGCTCTTTCAGAGATTAAGGCTACTGCGGCCGGAATCCAGCTTGGAATGCTGTTCATCGATGAGCCTCCGTTTTTGGATGATGATGGAGCACAGGCCTACGTGGATTCGCTCGAAACAATACGCAGTCGCTATCCTGATGTCAAGATTATGGCTATCACACATGATGATGCCATGAAAGCAAGGTTTAGCCAGAGCATCACGGTCATTAAAACAGACGATGGCTCAAAAGTAATTTACTAGGAGGATAGCTGAATGGGAAAGCGATACTATTGGCTGAAACTGCCGGAGGGATTCTTCCGGCAGAAGCCGATCAAGAAACTCAGAAAGATCGCCGGAGGGGATACATATACGATTATCTACCTCAAGATGCTGCTTATCGCCATGAAGCAGGACGGCAAAATCTATTTTGAAGGGGTGGAAGACGACTTCTACGAAGAGCTGGCGCTAGAACTCGATGAGGATTCCGAGAATGTCAAGGTAACGGTACTTTTTCTGATCCGGCAGTGCTTAATGGAGTTGGTTGATGAAACGGAATACCGCCTAACGGAATGCGATAAAATGGTGGGTTCTGAAAGCGCAAGTGCAGAACGCATGCGGAGGATGCGGGAAAAGAAAGCGTCACTATGTGACAGCGAAGTGACGCGACAGTTACGCATAGGTGACGTAGAGATAGAGATAGAGAAAGAGATAGAGAAAGATAAAGATAAAGAGAAAGATACTATATGCCCGGAGGTAATAACCTCCGAGCAGAACGTATTCATATCCCTCCCCCTTGTAACGGGATCCGGTTCTTTCGATGTTACGATCAATTACCTTAACTCTCTTCGCCAACTGTATCCCGCTATTGATGTGGAACAGGAATTCCGAAAGATGTATGCGTGGCTTGACAGCAATCCGAAAAATCGGAAGACAGAGCGTGGGATTAAGCGGTTCATTACCGGTTGGCTTGGACGGGCACAGGACAAAGCACCGGCCATGAGATCTGCGGCGCCGGACAATCGCCGAATGACAACCGGACAGTACATGGAATCTACAGCCGATTGGTATGGAGGTGGAAATTAATATGACACCACAGGAGTTTGATGTGATAAGAGCTGCTATCAAAAGTGCGTATCCGACGTTTAACATCATGCCTGATAAGTACAGTATTCAGTTGTGGTACCGAATGCTTGGAGATATCGACTTCAAGATCTGCGAGACAGCACTTCAAGAGCTGATCGCAACACAGACGTATCCCCCGCAGATTGCAGAAATAAGAGCGAAATGTGCGGAGTATACATCACCACAAATAAAAGATGCCGGAGAAGCCTGGGGCGATGTACAACGTGCGATCCAGAAATACGGATATTACCGGTCGGACGAGGCTGTGGAAAGCCTGTCTGGTCCGACAAGGGAAGCTGTGGAACGGATGGGATTCCGGGAATTATGCCTGGGAGATAATCCGGTTGCGAACCGGGCGCATTTCTTCAAGATTTATGACGCTATTGTGCAGCGCAAGATCAATGACAGCCGACTTCCGGAGCTTGTACTGAAAAAGAAATCAGAGTACATGCTTAGCTGCGGGGAACAGGAGAAGAAAACGCCGAAAATCGAGGGCAAAGAACCAGACTCCGCAAGAAATGTATCAACTCCTGAATTTATAGATCGGCTCATGAGGGAGAAGGGATTGCGATGAAGGCGAAGAAAGAAGTGCAAGAGATACAGGGAACAAAGCAGGAATTCTTAAAAGTCTTTCGGGAAATGTGCTACAGCCGGAGTGCATGGCAGGTTTGGGCGGATCTCATTAGCATGATAGCGTGCTCTCTGGCGAATTCCACAGATCCGGACAAGGCGGGCGTTCGATATTTGGAGAGGGAGAGGGAGTACAAACAATGCGTAGAGCGCCTTGGCGGCGTAGATAAGCCGGCGCAGTGCATGGCGGTAATCGTCGAAGCGCTCGAAAGAAATCCGGAACAGGATTTCCTCGGAGAATTGTTCATGGAATTGGAGATCGGAAATCATTGGAAAGGACAATTTTTCACACCTTATTGCGTATGCAAGGCAATGTCAAATATTGTTACGGGCGATGTGGACGAGCAGATAGAGCAAAGAGGATATATAAGTGTTTGCGATCCTGCCTGCGGGGCGGGAGCAACACTGATTGCTACCGTAAGCGAGATGAAGTTGTCAAAATATAATTTTCAGAACCATGTTGTGTTTGTGGGCCAGGATGTTGACCGGGTGGCGGGAATGATGTGCTACATACAGCTTTCGCTGCTTGGATGTGCCGGATATATTTGCATCGGAGACACGCTGACAAATCCAGTAACAGGACATGTGCTTTTTCCACAGGAGAGAGAAGGACAGGAATTGTGGATTATGCCAATGTTCAGGATAGGTCCATGGGCCCATCGGCGGTTGTTTTTCTTACTCGGGAAAGCTGGATGGAATGAATACAGGGAAGCAGAGCGGGGAAGAGAACGGTTTTACATGTTTTTTGATTTTAACGATAAGGAGGAGAAAAGATGGGAGAAAATGTAAGGCATTTTACAACTGAACAGAAAGACGAAAACACCTACGGTTGGCCATGGAATGAAGTGGTTAAAAAGTATCTGGAGAGTGGATATTCAAGCGACCAGAAAGAATGCCAGGTTACGATCCGGGAAAAAGAGTACAAAATTCTCAAAAGGGATGCGGTCACGGTATTCTATGATGCTGATGGAAACACACTGTTTGATGTGACAAATGATCGGTTGAAGAGGGAGTATGAATCTGATCAGGGCGAGGAAGAGGAGAACGAAGAGGATTCTTCATTTGTGGAAATGGGGACTGCATCACTTGTTGATGCCGTTACCGGAAATATTCCGGCTCCGACTCCGGAAGAAGTGGAGACTGCAAAAAAGGCGAATGCCGGAGACGTATTGGCTAAAGCAAAGCAGAAACTGAAAGAGGAAGTAAAGGAGGCAAAGGATAAAGAGTTTGCAGATCCAATCATAAGACATTTGCTTAAGAGATGCGAAGAGGATCCCGGAATGGCAGAAGATATTATTCAGGATCATAAAACATGGCTTAAATGTTTTGCTTACATCCGTGGTCAGGCGCGGAAACGGGCTGAAGGAAATTGCGCGGTTGTGCGCGACGATCTGGTATATGAATGGGCGGAGGATTACTTCCGTTTGGATGACAAAGCACTTGAGGAAAAAAAGGAGAAAGAGCGTAAGGAACAGGAAGCAAAACGGAAAGCAGAAGCGGCGAAGAAAAAAACTGGATCCGGAAAACAGAAAAAGAAAACTGACGGTAAAAAGGATGACAGAGAAAAGAAAACTGTGGAGCCGGAGAAAAAGAACGACAGAGCTCCGAAGAATAAAGAGCCGGAAGGCCAGATGTCATTGTTTGATTTGCTCTAGGAGGCGATAAAAGTGGATAAGAGAAAGTTGTCAAAAATACCGCGACCGTGTGCAACGCAAAGGATGATTAATGATGCAAAACAACTGGAAAGCATGAATCACATGGTTACGGCGGAATTGATTGAAGATAAAAAGATTCTGCTTCTGAATTTCTTTAGAATAAAAAGCCTGGCTGGCGGAAATACAGAAGCAGAGTTTAGGACATTTCTGTCACATGAGGATTATATCACACAGGATTTGAAAACGTCAAAGACAAAGTGGTATACGGCATCGTTCGCCGGAATGTGGAATTTTAGCTTTACAGAGTATTTGTGGGATCCAGAGTTGAAGAGAAGTCGATATAAAGTAAACGTACATATAAGATCTGACGAAGAAGTAAAGACCATCAAAGACTTTTTTAAGGAATATGTAAACTCGGATGATGAATATTTACCATGGACAGCAGTTTATAGATTCCAACAGGAGATTCTTGATCGAAAGCTTGCAGAGCGGCATAAAAAAGAGACTGACAAGATAGACGCAGTGATGAATCCGATCAAAGAGCCACCCAAAGAATTTGAAGACTGGGTATGGGAGACTGGAATGAGCTTCAGCCGATACCTGATCTACAAAGAGGAGAAGAAAGGCGAGGCTGTATGCGAATGCACGCACTGTAAGAAAATCGGAACGGTTAAGAGAAAAGATATCAGGCTTCGGAACAATGAAAAGGGGATATGTCCTTTCTGCGGAAGCCGTGTAACGATTAAGGCAAGGGGGAAGATGCCGGGACAGATATCCGATGAACGTTGGTTCTTGTATGTAGATCCAATGGAAAAGGGATTCGCCCTTCGATATTTTCGGGCAGATCGGAGAATACGGAGCGATAAATATGTGGAGTTCACGATCGATAAAAGCCGGATTGAACAGGATATATTCGAATATAGCAGGGCAATATATACATTTCCGAAAGGAAAGCCAAAATATGAATCCTATGAGTGGGGAGTATATAAGCAGCGCGGGGAGTGCCGATGGTGTCCTGATCAGGGAAGAATAGCCTGCATGGAATGTATTTTATATCCGGGCAATCTTCCGGCGGCATGGGAGCATACCCCGATGAAATATTCGGCATTAGAAGTGCTGTCAGGGAATATGCCAACAGTAGCTTTGCGGTATGAGGATGCAATCTCAAAGTACATACAGTTCCCCAAGTTGGAATGGATCTGCAAAATGGGACTGAACAGACTGGCGAAAGACATTATAAATTGCCGATATTCAGGAAATATGGTAGGGAAAATCCGGGAAAAAGGATCCACCATATATGAGATTTTGGGGCTGAACAAAGTGAATACCAAGTTGCTCCAGGCGATTGATGGAGACCATTACGAACTTCGCCTTTTGCAAGTGGCGCAGGAAATCGGACTGCAGTTCAAGCCTGAACAGTTAAAGGAATATTACGAGACGTTTACCTGCAACACGGAACTCCTGAAGCAGGCGAACAGGAAAGCTACACTCCACAAGATTATGAAATACATTACGAGGGAAAGTGAAAAATATCCGATCGGAGAATCGGGAGAGTGTTGGAGGTATTCCTACATGCGTTACCGAGAGAGGGAAGATCCGCGGATTGAGAGAAAGCGAAACATGGCAAAGGATTGGCTTGAGTATCTGAAATGGTGCAAAGAGCTGGGTTACGATCTGGACGATATGTTTATTTATATGCCGAATAACTTCAAGAAGGTTCACGATCGGACTGCAAAAGAATATCAAGAAAACCTAGATAAAATCGAAGCAAAGAAGCGTGCGGAGAGAGAACGCGAAGCAAAGAAACGGATGGAGCAGACAAAACGTGCTCTGGAAGAAATCCTGGGAGAGAACAAGGATGTTCAAAACGCCTTTCAAGTCAAGGGAAAAGGACTTCTCCTGGTTGTTCCTGCCAGTGCGGAGGATATTAAGGCAGAAGGGGCCGCCCTGCATCATTGCGTTGGTACCTATGTTGACAGAGTGGCCAGAGGGGAAACGAATATTTTCTTCATCCGGAAGGAGCAGGAACCGGATAAACCGTATTTCACGATGGAGTGGAAAGATAATGATATTGTGCAGTGCCGGGGATCCCGAAACTGCGGAATGCCGCCAGAGGTAAAAGCGTTCACCGAGGCTTTTAAAAAGAAAATGTTGGAAACCATAGAAAAGGACAAAGGCAAAGGACTTAGGAGGTGCGGATAATATGGCCGCGAACATAATCAGGAGTATCCGGAAAGGTTCTGCACAGTGGAGTGAAGAAGACAGACTGCAGTTGGTATCGATATTGGCCAAAGCCGGATATGCGGTGAAGATTGGAAGACGCATAGCTCCGGGAACTGAAAATAAACCAAAACCACAGATGGAATACACAGTTGAATATTGGGAGGCGGAATAGATGAAGATAGGAGAAATTGTAGAAATTCTGATAAGAGTTAAAGATGATTACGGACATTTAGATTACCGAAGACAGGCGGTCGAAGAAGCATGCAATCTGCTTGACAAGCTACCGCGAATGGAGGAGGCGAGGGAATATGAACCGATCCAGAATAGAATGGTGTGATCACACACTGAACATTGTCACCGGATGTCGGCGCGGATGCGAGTATTGCTATGCGAGGACCATGAGTCTTAGATTTTCTGGGAATGTAAGACTGAATATTACGAGGACGGATAAATACCGGAAGGATGAAGGGGGATACATACTGGACGAGCCGTTCATCGGTGAAAACGGGAAGCAGATTATATATCCGTTTGGGTTTGAGCCGACGCTGCACAGATACCGCTTCAATACGTTGGACAAGTTGAAAATGGGGCAGAACATTTTTGTTGGAGCCATGGCGGACCTGTTTGGAGATTGGGTACCGGACTCATGGATCGATGAAGTGTTTCGATGCTGCGCGGCTCATGATCAGCATAATTACCTGTTTCTTACAAAGAATCCGGAACGTTATGCTGACTTAGAAGATCTTCCGGCAGGAGAAAACATGTTTTATGGGGTGACCATAACAACCGAAGAAGAGATGCACAGATTCAATTTTTTGCCGGCGCGGCGCAATGTATTTGTCAGCATCGAGCCGATCTTGGAAGATGTTCTCCCGGAGAAGCACAATCTTTTATTCCGGCAGACGGACTGGATAATTATCGGAGCTGAAACCGGACGGAGAAAAGGGAAGGTCATTCCAGATCCGGAGTGGATACGGAAGATCGTTGCCGTGGCAGAACAGGAAAAGACGCCGGTCTTTATGAAAGACAGCCTTATCGAGATTGTTGGAGAAGATGCTATGAAGCGAGAGTTCCCGGATCAGCTTCTTGTAAGGAAAAAGAGCGAGAAAATTCTTGCGAAGCTGATGGGCGAATGCGTGGAATGCCACGAACAGAAAGAGAAAAATAAGATGGTATCCATTACGGCACGGACCAAAAGAGGCGGAAAGACAAATGCCTTTGCATATATGTGCAAACCGTGCTTTGTGAAGTGGTGCAGAGAACATGGAGTAAAGGTTCCTCCGCTTGAAGGCTTGGAGGACAAGTAGAAAGGAGAAAACATGGGAAAGAGTAAACGGAACTGCAGAAGAACAGAAGATGAAGTTCGTATCCACGAAAAGGCGGTAAAGATGCGAAAGATGACGGATGAACAGCTCGTTCATTACGTGGAAGATCGCGTGGAAAAAGCGCGGAGCGAGGGATTTAACAGTGGAAAGAAGGTGGCCGGAAGCGGAAAAGGAACGCAAGAATTTCTCGCAGAGCTCCAGACATCAAAAATTCCAGGCATTGGAGCGGTTACAATCAATAAATTACTGAAGGTGGCAACAGAGCATGGATACATACAGTAAGGCGTTAATTGGAAGCAGATCCCGGGCGTCGGGAGAATATTTTGAAGGAATGATCAGTGCAGCTTGCCAGTTTTACGAAGAAAAGGGGATTTCTGTAATAGAGAAAACCCCGGAGCCAATGAGGGTACTAAAGCCGTATGATCGGAAAAGAGGACAGTTTATCTGCTGTTTCGCTAAGCAGGCGCAGCCGGACTTCAAAGGGATACTGATGGATGCGACCATGGTATTGTTCGACGCAAAGCATACGGATAAAGAGAGAATCATGAGAGATGTAGTTACGGAAGAGCAGGAGAGCTGCTTTGAAAGATACATGAAACTCGGGGCGATGTGCTTCTTGGTGGTATCAATAGGATTGGACAACTTTTACCGTGTTCCATGGGTGGTCTTCCGCGACATGAAAAAGATCTACGGTCACAAATACATGGACAGAAAGGATCTCGAAACATATAAAATCAGGTATTCAAATGGGGTTCTCCGGTTTTTGGATGGGATAGAGCTCCGGGAAGGAGGCAGATCATGAAGTTAAAAAAATATGAGTTGGTTAGGACAATCGATAAGGTGAAAAGCGTTGTGCAGAAAAATCCGCAAATCCCCGCTCTGGGCGGCGTATTGATCAAAGAAGGTTATGCAATAGCTGCAAATGGAGAAATGACGATACAGGTCAAATTAGAGGGTGCGGAGAGCGAATCATTTATTGTGCCGATGAAGGCTTTTGACCTGATAAAAAATCTTCCGGAGGGCGATGTGGAAATCACCTGTGACGATAAAGATGTGGTGACGATCCAGACAGAGAAGATTAAAAATAGTTATCAGTCGTTTCCGGCAGAGAATTTATGACAAAACCTCGGTCGGTGAAGAAGGCAGGATAGTTCTTCCGGGATCACTTTTGATGGATGCGATATCACATGCGCTTTATGCGGCTGCAGACAAGTCGCCGGGCCGGCCGGAGCTTGAAGGAATATACCTCGAGGGCGAAGATGACAATCTGAACCTTGCGGCCACAGACGGACATGTTATGTGTTGGGATCAGGTTAATTCTGTATCCGGTGTTTCCGGACTTAAGCTGATCGTTCCAAAAACAGCCGCAAAGAAACTTACTTCGATGGGGATGGATGATGATGTAACGCTTTCGTATGATGCGAATGGGGCCGTTTTCAAGACTGATGCATATTTAATACGCACCAGGATCCGCAATGGCAAATTTGTTCCGTACCAGAAGATGTTCGTGAATATGGAGAATTACGCTATCGTGAACAGGGAGGAGCTTATAGGGGCCATGACCAGGGCGAAGATGTGTACTGATGAAAGTGTTCCTGCCGAGTTCGATATTGAAGGAGAGGAGATCAATGTGATTCTGCAAGACAAAGTGACAAATTATCGTGAAAAGATAATGCTCAAGAGCCCGATCGAAAAGCCGATCCGCATAGGATTTGATTCCAGGTTGGTGTTGGAAACGATAAAGGCGTTTACTTGCGAAAATATTACATTGAATTTTTCGTCGCCTTCTACGCCGATGATTGTTCAGGCGGAGGATTCAGATATGAAAGCGCTGGTTCTTCCGGTAAGGTTGAAAGGAGCAACAAAATGAGAAAAATAGATGATCTGGTAATAAAACTTTTGGAATATGATCTGCGCCCCACGCTGCAGGGCGGTTGGGAGATTACGGAGGAAATGCGTGCGTTAATCCACGAAATTGCCGAGGAGTGCAATGCTCTGGAAATAGTCCAAAGAGTAACAGAAGGTAAAGAGGAGTGGCTTGAACAGGCCACTCCGGAGGAAATCTACATACACATGCTGAAAAAAATAGTGGAAGCACCGACAAGGATGCATATGATTTGCGTTCCTCGCGTCTTGATACCGCTCATAGACCAAAAGCTCCGCGAAAACGAGGAAATCTTTCCGCATGTTGTTGGACAGGAAGCAGAGATGTTTATCGACGGAGAATGGAAAAGGGGGAGAGTTGTTGAGGGATACCGGTTTAAAGACGGGATCGTGACACTTGAAACTCCAGAGGGGGAACGGATATGGTGCGGAGAAGATAGAAAGGATCTATATCGGCCGGCACAAGTGGATGATTAGTCGCGAGGATAACGAGATGAAAGAAAGAGAAGGTAGATTGTGGTTTCTTTTTCAGTTCCTCCATGATGTTGAGGAAGAAATGTCGAAAGAAGAGCAAAAGCAGGTAATGATAGAGAAAGCGATAAATCTAAAGCTCATGTGCGATTATGTTGTAAGCTGCTCCTATCTCGACATAGTGCTGATCATCTGCATGTTAAGGGATTACGTCCAGATGGTTGATGAAATAAGGACGGATGATATTCAATGGTCAGCATATTATCGAGATAAATTCCTTAAAATGGCAGATCGGCTTTCGGAACAGATCGAATATGACTATGATGCGGCGAAAGAGAGATGCCTGACGAAGAGACAGAGAGAAGAAACCGCGGGAGATATAGGCGAAGAAGCAATGGCACTGACCCTTAAGTATGCAAAGGGAAAGAAAAAGAAAGAAAAGGAGAGCGGAGATGGATAGATTAAAAGAATTTTTAGATTGGCACTGCGAAAATCCGCATAATGTTAATTTTAAAATGATTGTCGGGAAGGAAGACCGGGAAGAAACCTTAAAGGTGATGCATGAAATATCGGAGCTACTATACACCGGTCTCACTCCGGAACAGATCATGGAGCTGAAGGAGCGGGATACGGAATATTTTTGCAAAACAAGCATGTTCGATCATGAATCAGTTGTTTGCAAGTGCGGAAACGATATAGAGAAAGATTCCGGGTTTAAATTTTGCCCGTATTGCGGAAATAGGATTAAGTTGGAGGAATGACGATGGCAAAGACGTTGCATACGAACAACTCAAGAAAAATGGCAGGAGTTCCTCTCCGCCGGAAGAAAGATAAACGCAAACGGGCATACACCAGGAATAGAGCGGATGAGGATATCCAAGCACTTTTGGATTGGTGGAATGGAAGGTGGGATGACTGACATGAAAGAATTAGAGAAGATTCTGGAAGAGATAAAAGAGGCGGCGATTTTTATGCAGACAATGAGCGGGTATGGAGCCATGTGCGTTTCTACAGGAGCAGTAGAGCGTATTATTCGCAAGCACATGTCAGGTAAGGACGCAGATGTCTCTACCAATGATCTGATAAGCAGACAAGCATTACTGGATGATTTTCGACACACGATCACGGAAAACAGCGATACATTTGATTGGCTTAATATGATAGCAAGACAGCCTGCTGTTAAGAAAGATGATGATTGGATTCCGGTGGAAGATGGACTACCGGAAAATGAAGGAGTTTATGATGTGACAGTGATAGATGGAACAGGAAAAAAATGTTTGGTAACATGGCAGTTTTTATCAGGAACATACCTTGACAATTCTCAAACATACGTCGATGGAAAGCACTATTGGGCTAGTAGTTACAACGGAGAACCGGTTAATAAGTATCTGAGCAAAAGAGTTACAGCATGGCGAAATAGGCCGGAACCATATCAGTAGAAAGGAAAAGGGGAAACATGTCAATAATTTATGATGTACTCTTACAACAACAGAATTACAAACCTGTTACTGGATTTTACGGAGAACCAAAGTACATTTGCATTTTCTACGACGAGGATAGAAAAATAGCGCTAAAAGAAATGCAGAAATATGTAAAACAGAACGGCTTTGTTACACCTGATAAGAAACAGGTGGTTGCAGATGTCGTATTGAGGGAACGGGAATCTACTGGAAAAATCATTAGCATTACTCCTTATTGCAGGTTGTTCAACACTGTGACTGATGAGCTTATAAAGTGAGAGAATGGTCGGAAGGATAGAAGAATGAAACACATATCCAATAAAGCTGCGGAATTGATCCGCACTCAGGGAGAACAGATATTAAGAGGGGAGGAAGGAAAAAATGCCAGACAATATGGGAAAAAACGGAGAAGGATATCCGGATCCTACAGCCGGATCGGCATGGAGAAATATCCGAAAAGAAGAGAATCGGCGGGAGATGGAGAGAGCAGCGGTGATCAGCAACCTTATTCCGATTATGAAACAGACTGCGGAGCTGGCAGGATTTGAGGTTGTCGGCCGGATTGTCCTAAAGGACAAGCATACAGGAAAAGAATACAGATAGGAGCGTGGTGTTGTGAATGCAAGATATCCGAACTTGGAACTGATTGAGTACAAAGCAAGAGTAGCATTATCTCAAGATGAAGAGTTTTTGAAGATCTTCGAAGAGAAGAAAAGGAACAATAAGTATACATATGCGGAAATAGATGCCGTAGTGTTTCCGCAAGTATGGGGGAGCACTTGTACTGGATTTGACGTCACTGAAGATGGAAGCCCTACGCTGGGTGGCTGCGCGATGACAAAAGAATACACAACGGTGCTTCATGAGCTTGCTACTGATACATACATCATATTTTTCGGCGAGAAGATGTGCTACAAAGTAACAAATGCGAATGCGAAGTTCTTTGAGGATCTTCAAAAAAGACGCATGGCAAGTCTGAGTGAAGCGAAGCGGAGGTATTGATATGGGTAAAAAGAGTGATGTTTCTCTGCAGACACTTGCGGAATTTATAAGAGATCTTGTATATGATGATTTTTCCAGAAATTTAAGATGGAGCCTTAGTGTAATTCATCCAAAGACTGATGATGGAGATGTCGGTTTCTCTGGAGGTATATGGACTGATTATCAGAAAGCAAAAAATCAAATGAGCATAAGTTTCGGATTTAGTGATACAAAGGGAATATATAATTTCAAAGCATGGATAAATAGCTCTGAGATTCGTTTCTCGTTCGGGGAGAATCCGACGTTTGAAGATTTCAAAAAAACTGCAGAGCGTATCTTTATCGATGAAGAGTTTTGCATAAAGACTAAAACTCCATACGAGCGGACAAGGGATAAAGTCTATGCTACGGGAAATAGGTGGGCGAAGGAGAATTTTGATGCCACTCATAATTAAAGGGAGGGCTACACTGTGTATACAAGGTGCCAAAAGTGCGGGAAGAAACTTACGGATTCGGAAAGTATGCGAAGAGGATATGGACCGGAGTGCTGGTCACAGATTAGTGGCATTTCTTCGGACGATTCGGTCGGATCGGTAAACGAAGCTGAACTTCCAGGGCAAATGACCATATTTGACTTCCCTGATGCTATTCCAGATGGAGGTATGAATGGGTGAAATTGTATTATTCCCTACACACAAAGATTACTGTGGAAAGTGTGTGTATAACGATGGAAAAACTGGTGGATGCGCAAATGAAGAATACATAAAAAATTCGTACAAAGTGAATTGCGTATGGAAGTATTGTCCATACAGGAAGGAGAAAAGAGATGGAAGAAGAGAAGGATGTTAAGAAAATAGTGATACATTATGAGGATGGCACAGAAAAGGTTATTGATAAAGGCTTTTTCTGTAACATGAAAGAGGAAGATGGAAGCGCGGTATTAGAATTTACAATGTGTCATGTATCAGGAAGAGAGATAGAGCTGATCGTTGAGGGATGTCTGCAGCTTGGATTTAAACTTGGGATGTTTGATAACAAGAAAGAGGAGGAGTGATTCTATGGAGGACCATTGCGTAGCATGCGGGGAAGTGATACCAGAGGGGCGTCAAGTGTGCCCGATCTGTAATCGGGAATATGAAGGGGTGCCAGCGCTGTCGAGGACGGATAACGAAACATTGATCTGCCCGGAGTGCGGTACCGCCCAGGCGTTAGATGACGCATTAAGGGGATCTGATATGCCGGAGGAAGAAAAGCAGGCATACAAAGCAGGGATCCTGAAGGTAATATACAAATAGTCGGAGGTAAAATAGACATGGATATGAATAATTGCGTTGAATTTGTGGCTCTCACGAAAGAAGAAGTGGAGGAAATGATCGCCAAAGCAGCCCTTGCAGGGGCGTCTGTCGCGGCCGAGACGCTGGAAAAGGCGCATCAGAAAGAACAGAAAGAAATGAAAGACCGCAGATTGCACAATACAAGGCTGCTTCTTAGAAATTATAGGATGCTAAAGGAAAGTTGCTCAAAAGCAGTTTATCAGAAAGAGCATTCGGAAAAAACTACAGAAGAAGTCATAGAAGAACTTATGAGCATGAAGGCGAGCGATGGGGTGATTGTGAATTCAATCAAGGAGTCCGCAGAGCGGACGGGGATTATCATATCACATGTTGACCGGATGTTCGATGTTTACCGGATGTACTGCGGAAAGTATGGAGAGAAGGAGAAGCGACAGTATAAAGTGATAAAATCAATGTATATGACAAAAGAAAAGTCGTCAGCTGCGGAACTTGCGAAAAAATTTAATGTAAGCAAGGTAACAATCTATGATGATATCAAGACTGCAGAGGAGAGACTTTCAGCATTATTTTTTGGAATTAACGGATTGCGTTTCTATTGATTTTATAAGGCTTAGACGTAAATAACGGATACCGTTAAGTTAAACTTGACTTAATAACGGAAAATGAGTATGATAATGGAGTAAAATCTTATCATAAGCCATGAGCCACCGGGTTGCCGGTGGCTCTTTAAGTATAGTCTGGAGAGGGGGAAGAGCAAGAGAAAGACACCGGATGCTCCTTTAATATGCAAAAGGAGAATTTCAGATGAATGGATTAGTAATTCTGGCGATTTACGCGGTGACTATGATCGCCGCTACGCTGATATTTACTAAAAAGGAGAAAAACGTAGAGAGGTTCTGCGTTGGGAACCGAAAAGAAAATTGGATAATGTCTGCTTTGAGTATAGCAGCTACATGGATCTGGGCACCGGCACTATTTGTATCGACGGAAAAAGCGTATACAAATGGGTTTGTCGGGCTTTTTTGGTTTTTGGCGCCAAATGTGTTATGCCTGATTATTTTCATACCGTTCGCAAAAAAGATCAGAGCGGAAATGCCGGAAGGCATCACCTTATCCGGATATATGCGCGACAAATACCAGTCTGATGGAGTGAAAAGGGTATACCTGTTTCAACTAATTGGACTGTCGGTATTGTCTACTGGAGTGCAGCTTCTGGCGGGAAGCCAGGTGTTAAGTGCTGCGACTGGATTGCCGTTTGAGATGGTAACGGTACTGCTTGCGGTTATTGCGTTGTCGTATTCCGTGATTTCTGGAATTAAGGCATCTATGCTTACTGATGCAATCCAGATGGTTTTCATGTTGGTGGCAAGCGTTTCCTTTCTTATCGTTGCGGTCAGATCCGTAGGCGGGGAAGGAATTGCGGCCGGGATAAACGGGATATCTGGAACATATACGTCTTTCTGGTCAAAAGAAGGGATATGCGTATTTCTGTCTTTTGGACTGCCAACGGCGGTTGGATTGCTATCCGGTCCATTCGGAGACCAATCGTTTTGGCAGAGAGCGTTTGCTGTTAAAAAGAGCCGCATCGGACATGCGTTTCTTTTGGGGGCTATCTTGTTTGGCGTAGTGCCTTTCTCCATGGGGATCCTTGGATTCGCTGGAGCCGGAATAGGATATCGGGCGCAGGATCTCGGCGTGATCAATTTTGAATTGATTAAGGCGCTTATGCCTGCGTGGGCCGTGCTTCCGTTTCTTTACATGATCATATCCGGGCTTCTATCCACGGTAGACAGCAATCTATGCGCTGTATCTTCATTGGTGACGGATATTTCCGGAGGAAGGGTACTGAAAAAGACGAAATGGGCAATGGTTGCGCTTCTGGCCGTGGGTATTGCGATCGCCAATATTCAAGGACTCACGGTGACACACCTGTTTTTGTTTTACGGAACGCTCCGGTCATCAACTTTGCTTCCAACGATTCTAACGTTGAAAGGAGTAAAGTTTACGCCGAAGGGAATCCAATACGGAGTTGTTGCTGCTTTGGCCGTAGGGCTTCCTATTTTCGCCTACGGAACGGTTTTGAATAGTGGACCATATAAAACCCTTGGCAGCCTTGCGACAGTGCTCCTTGGCGGAATTGTAGGTATGATGGTCACAAAGCTGGAGGTGCGAAATGGAAAGAGTGCTAGGTAAAAAGCAAGCCATAAAGAATGAGGAGTGGCTGAAAGCCGGAAAACGTATTGAAGAACTGGTCCTAAAAGATGAACTTGACGAGAAAGTACGCGTGACCGTGGAAGAAATAAGGGAAAGGACCGCCGGGAAGAGAGCGGCGTATGCATGGTCCGCAGGAAAAGACAGCCTTGTGCTTGGCGAGATCTGCGAAAAAGGTGAGATCAACGACTGCATGATGGCGGTTTGCGATTTGGAATATCCGGCTTTCCGGAGGTGGGTAGATCGCCACAAACCGAAAGGGCTCGAGATCATCAATACAGGACAGGATCTGGAGTGGCTGTCTAAGCATCCGAATATGCTTTTCCCGCAAGACAGTGCGACAGCGGCGAAATGGTTTTCGATAGTCCAGCACAGGGCCCAGGAAAAATACTACAAAGAACATCAGTTGGACGTTATTCTTCTCGGCCGGCGCCGCGCGGACGGAAACTACTGCGGGAAAGGATCAAACATCTATACCAATGGGAAAGGCATCACGAGGTACAGCCCGTTGGCTGCGTGGAGCCATGAAGAGATATTAGCCTACATCCATTATTACAACGTGAAGATGCCTCCGATCTATAAATGGCATAATGGCTATTTATGCGGAACGCACCCATGGCCGGCGCGCCAGTGGACGGGGTCCGTAGAAAATGGATGGAGAGAAGTGTATGAGATTGACAAAAGTATTGTTTGTGATGCGGCGGAGCTGATCGGCAGCGCCGCAGATTTCCTTAATTCGCTATAGGTCATTTGCAGATGGCCGCAATGCTCCTTCAAATCAAGTGTTTGGAGGAAAATTATGAAACAATTAACCATGAAAATGAAAGATCTGGTTCGACCGGAACGAAATATCAGAATCCATACAGAAAAGCAGTTGGAGGAATTTGAGCGAAGTGTTCGGATGTTCGGACAGATCAGGCCGATTGTTGTTGATGAAAACAACGTCATACTGGCAGGAAACGGGCTGTATGAGACGCTCCTACGAATGAACAGAGAGGATGCGTTGGTCTATAAGTACGAAGATCTTACCGAAGCGCAGAAGAAAAAACTGATGATTGCTGACAATAAAATCTTCTCCCTGGGGATTGAGAACCTCGATACCTTAAATGAGTTTCTGGAGGAATTGGACGGAGACCTGGATATCCCCGGATTCGATGAAGAAATATTGAAGCAGATGGTTGCGGATGCTGATGAAATCACCGAAAAGATATCAGAGTATGGGACTCTTGATGAAGAGGAAGTTCGCAAGATAAAAGAAGCGAATGAGAGGCGGGAACAGCGAGAAGCCACGGAGAACGTGGAAGAGAAAACCGCCGATCAGATTCCTGATTCACATCCGGAATTTAAAGACGGCGATGCAGATACGGTCCAGACACCGGCTGAAACGGGAAGATTCGTAATCTGCCCAAAGTGTGGTGAACGGATATGGCTGTAAAGCGGTGCGAATCGAGCATAGACGTTGTAAAAGCGGCCGAGATACGAATAAAGAACGTATTTCGGAATGGGTTACCGGTATTCTTCTCGTTTAGCGGAGGAAAGGATAGTCTCTGCGTGGCGCAGCTCCTCGTGAACCTTGCGCGCCGTGGAGAAATAGACATGCGTCAGCTTACGGTTCAGTTTATAGATGAGGAGGCCATTTTCCCGTGTATGGAAGAGATGACAAAAAAGTGGCGACGGATATTCATGATGATGGGGGCGAAGTTCGAGTGGTTTTGTGTGGAGGTAAAACACTACAATTGCTTCAATCAGCTATCGAATGATGAATCTTTCATATGTTGGGATTCGACAAAGCAGGATGTATGGGTTAGGCGTCCGCCGAGCTTTGCAATCCGAAGCCATAAATTATTGAGGCCCAGGATTGATGCGTACCAGGATTTTCTTCCGAGAACGTGTGTATCCGGAATTACGATGGTAGGGATCCGGACGGCAGAATCGTTGCAGCGATTGCAGAATATCGCCACAATGACGCGCGCCGGAAAGACCATGACGAACAAGAGGCAGGTATTTCCGATCTATGACTGGACAAATAATGACGTATGGCTTTATTTGAAACAGGAAAAGGTCGATATACCGGAGATATACCTTTATCTCTGGCAGTCCGGGAGTTCTAAGCAGCAGCTTAGGGTGTCGCAGTTCTTTTCTGTGGATACAGCCAGATCGCTTGTAAAGATGAATGAGTATTATCCCGACCTCATGGAGCGGATCATACGGAGAGAGCCGAATGCATATCTGGCGGCGCTGTACTGGGATAGCGAGATGTTCGGCCGAAGTAGCAGAAAGAGACGGGAAATGGAGGCAGCCGAGCCGGAAAAAGACTACAAGAAGGAACTCTTGCACATGTTCGGGAATATGGATGTGTATTTTGATACACCGCACAAGAGGCATGTTGCTGAAAGATATAGGAATTTCTTTCTTCAAGTTTCAGCCATTGCTACACCGGAAGACTTTAAGCATATATACGAAGGCCTTGTGTCCGGAGATCCTAAAATGAGGACGTTCCGGGCGCTCTATCATCGGATTTATGGAAAATATATTGAGAAAGCGAAGAAAACGGAGGAAAGCAAACATGGACAATAAGCTGACTGCACCGCTTAGCACGTTGCAATGGGTTCCGAGGGAATGGCTCAAACCAAATGATTACAACCCGAACAAAGTTTCAAAAGAAAACTTGAAGCTATTAACGCAGTCTATTTTAGTAAATGGATGGACACTTCCTATTGTTGTCCGGCCGGATTATACGATCATTGACGGGTTCCACAGATGGACCGTGTCTGGAGAAGAACCCTTAAAATCCATGCTTAACGGTAAAGTGCCGATAGTTGTTGTTGAGCATTCGGAACGGTCGGAGGATATATACGGAACTGTAACGCACAATAGAGCAAGGGGCACGCATCTTCTGGAACCTATGAAAGCCATTGTAAAAGAGCTTATGGGGGAAGGGAAAACCGTAGAAGAAATCGGAAAGCAGCTCGGTATGAAACCAGAAGAGGTTTTCCGGTTATCAGACTTCTCGAAAGAGGATTTTCTGAACATGATGACCAAAGGAGTCACGGGGTTCTCAAAAGCAGAATATCTGACAAAAATTTGATGTTATGCTGTTATAGCATATATAGAACAGAGGCCGGCGGCGCGGAGAGAAGAGCCTGCCGGTCGCTTCATATCCGAAAAAAATACGATATGGGAGGTGATGGCAATGCCGAGAGCAAGAAGCCCTGACAGCATAGAGGCGGAAAAGTTGTACAAATCTGGCATGGCTCTTGTTGATATTGCAAAGAAACTCGGCAAGCCAGAGGGAACCGTCCGAAGATGGAAGTCAACCCAGAAATGGGATGAAAACGGTAAAAAAAAACAAGGCGAGCGTTCGCAAAAGAAAAGTGGATCAGAAAAAGCGAGCGTTCGTAAACGAGGCGGACAGCCCGGAAACCAGAATTGCAAGGGAAAGCAGAACGCTAAAGGGCATGGAGCCCCGAAGGGAACACAGAACGCCCTGAAGCATGGAGGGTATTCCGCTGTCTATTGGGATACGCTTGACGATGAAGAAAAAGAGCTCATTGAGACAATGCCGCAGGACGAGGAAGAGATACTGATAAACCAGATCATGCTGTTTACAGTTCGGGAGCGCAGGATCATGAAAGCAATCAATAAGTACCGCGAAGCAAAGGGCGGTGTTTACGTGTACGGCGTGACAAAGTTTGAGGAAAAGAGGATGTTCAAAGACGATGCGGAAAGAGAACTTTACGACAACCGGGTTCAGGAGAAGGTCGAGAAAGGCGATCGGCTGCCCGGAGAGCATTACAGTCTGCAGACAATGACCTCTTCCTCGGCAGATCTGGTTGCGCGTCTGGAGAAGGAACTCACCTCTGTTCAAAGTCAAAAGACAAAAGCTGTAGATGCTCTTGCAAAACTCAGATTTGAGAAGGAGAAGATTGCAGGAGAGTCGAAGGGCAACGAACTGGTGCGTACTTGGGCGGAGAGCGTCATAAAAGCAAGGAGGGAAAAGGATGGACAATAATATGGATTGGCTGTCGGATTTCCTTGATGAAAGCATACCGCTTTGGCGCGATGATCCCGTGATGTTCTTCCGGGAAGTGCTTGGATTTGAACCGGATGAATGGCAGGCGGAAGCTGCCGAAGATCTGGCGCACAATCCGAAAGTCAGCATTAAGTCCGGACAGGGCGTAGGAAAGACCGGTCTGGAGGCTGCGGTATTCCTGTGGTTTATTACCTGTTTTCCGTACCCTCGTATTGTGGCAACGGCGCCAACGAAACAGCAGCTACACGATGTACTGTGGTCTGAAATTTCAAAGTGGATGAGCCACTCTCCTTTGCTCTCCAGGCTCCTAAAATGGACAAAGACATATGTTTATATGGTCGGCAATGAAAAGCGTTGGTTTGGGGTAGCGAGGACTGCTACAAAGCCAGAGAACATGCAGGGATTCCACGAGGATAATATGCTGTTCATCGTTGACGAAGCGTCCGGCGTAGCAGATCCGATCATGGAGGCTGTCCTCGGTACCTTGTCAGGAGAGAACAATAAGCTGCTTATGTGCGGTAACCCGACCAAGACTTCCGGAACATTTTACGATAGCCATACACGGGATCGGGCCTTATATAAGTGCCATACTGTATCATCGGCAGACAGCAAGCGGACCAATAAAGAGAATATTGATTCGCTGATCAGGAAGTATGGGTGGGATTCCAATGTGGTGCGTGTGCGTGTCAGGGGAGAGTTCCCGAACCAAGAGGACGATGTGTTTATAGCTCTTTCAACAATAGAGCAATGCGGAAGCCGCTTGTTTGAACTTCCAGATGATAAGCGGTTGCCGTACATCATTTTAGGTGTTGACGTTGCGAGATTTGGAGACGATGAAACAGTCATATACAGAAACGCCAGAGGAAAGCTACAAATCGTAGCGAATAGGCGAGGGCAGGACTTGATGCGCACTGTAGGAGATATTGTCAGGCAGTACAAGAAAGTTCTCAAAGAATATCCGGATTATCGAGGAAGGATCTATGTAAATATAGACGATACCGGTCTTGGAGGCGGAGTTACCGACCGTTTGAGGGAAGTAAAGCGAGAACAGAGGCTTGGACGGCTGTATGTTATACCGATCAATGCTGCGGAGAAAATAGAAACTGACACCAAGGCGGGAAAAGACGCCGCAGAGCATTACAACAATTTGACCACGCACATGTGGGCGACGCTGAAGGATCTCATGGAGAACAAAGAAGTCGAAATTGAGGAGGATCAGGAGACATTCGCACAGCTTTCGTCCCGGAAGTATTTCCTCGCGAGCAACGGAAAGTTGGAGGTCGAAAGCAAGAAGGAAATGAAAAAGCGAGGACTGGATTCACCGGACCGCGCAGATGCACTGGCATTATCTGTATATCTTGGAAAGATCAAGAAATATACCGGAAGTGCTCCGAATCAGGAAAGTGCTGCCGGCCTTGGAAAGAGCAGCTACTGGAGAAATAAATAGGAGGTAGATATCTGTGGGCATAATGAAGAAGAAAGAAGCGTATGTCACAAAAGGAAACCGGCTGATTGAGGAAAAGAGACTGCCGGAAGCAACCGGAGTTGTTGTGGATGGACTAAATTTCTACCAGAACAAGATTATAAAGGCTTTGAATGGCCATCCCGTTGCGGACACTGCATTGGTAGTCGTAGCACTGAGAAATACGGCCGACATGCTTGAAAAACAGGAGCCGAACTGCAGAGGTTTAGTTGCCTGGCTTGATAAAACCACTACGAAACCAGAGCTGCAAGGACAGAAACGGGTAGAAAAGACGAGAAAACGTTAGAAGAAAGGAGGGGTCAGAATGGCGGAAATAGGCCGCATAGGGCAGAAGCGGTGGAATGGTGTGTTCCACGAAGAATTCCTGCGAGAACTGCAAGGGATACGCGGAGTCGAGGTGTATCGGGAAATGGCAAACAATGATGATACCATCGGCGCTATCCTGTTCGCCATCAAGATGCTGATCAGGCACACGGTGTGGAATATTGAACCTGGCGGAGATTCAGCGAAAGATCGTGAAGCTGCAGAGTTTATCGAATCTTGCATGGATGACATGCAGAGCACATGGACCGATACAATTTCGGAAATCTTATCGTTTCTTGTCTATGGATGGAGCCTGCATGAGATTGTGTACAAACGCCGGATGGGAAAAACAAGGAATCCGAGGACTAACAGCAAATATTCCGACGGGCTGATAGGCTGGCAGAAGCTTCCGATCCGTAGCCAAGATACGCTATACAAATGGGAGTACGACAAGCACGACAACCTGATTGGGATGACACAGATGCCGCCGCCGGATTATGGGTTTATCACAATTCCGATAAAAAAAGCTATGCTTTTTCGTACGGAAAGCGCGAAGGACAATCCGGAGGGGCGCAGCATACTAAGAAATGCGTATCGACCATGGTACTTTAAACGTCGAATCCAGGAGATTGAGGCAATAGGAATTGAGCGAGATCTGGCAGGTCTCCCAGTGTTTCATGTTCCGGAAGGAACGGATATTTGGGATGACACGGATTCGGAAATGATAAAAATAAATGCTGCTCTCACGAAGATGGTGAAATCGGTCCGCCGCGATGAATACGAAGGGCTTGTATTGCCGCACGGATTTGAATTTGAACTGGTCAGCACGGGCGGCGCCAGACAGTTTGACACAAACGCGATTATCAACAGGTATGATACGAAGATAGCTATGACGGTTTTGGCGGACTTCCTCATGCTTGGACACAATAAGGTTGGAAGTTTTGCGCTTAGCTCCGATAAAACGGAGCTTTTTTCTGTTGCGATATCCTCTTTTTTGGATGTTATCTGCGAGACGTTCAATAACCAGAGTATACCAGCCCTTATCGATATCAACGGAGATCACTTCAACGGCATTACGGATTATCCCAAAATGACACATGGAGAGATCGAAGATGTTGATATAAAATCCGCAGGACAGTACATTAAAGACATGGCCGGTATAGGCATCCTTGTTCCTGATGATGGCCTGGAGGATTATGTCCGGGAGATCGGTCATCTTCCGGAAAGAACCACGGATAGCAGAAGAGAGGATCCGACCAGAACAAAACAGCAGAATCAAAGCCAACCGCCGGAGACGGACGAGAGCGAGATCCAGGAAGACGAAATAGACGAAAGCGAAGATGAAAAGACCGCTGAGGCGGCAAAGAGAAGGTTGGGGAGGTAGAAGAGAACTATGTATATCTTCAAAAAACCAAAACCTTTAGGAAAAGCGAAGAAGCGGAGCAAGGAAAATCTTCGCCTTTTAAATATGCTGAATCGGTATATAACGGATACTGCGGCGGTTCCGGTATCTGTCCTTACACGGTTTTGGGCAGATCAGGCAGCGGCTATTACATACAAGGAAATACGGAAGCTGATTGAGGATGGAGATGTATCCGAGGAAGATCTCCAGAATTGGTCGAAGGACTATTCGTCATTCGTGGTAAATACCCTCGAACCGATGTGGGTGGAAGCTATAATAGCAGGACAACTCAGTGACGCTATACTGGATGAAGTCAGGGGCAAAGGATTTGAATTCGATGCAACCGATGTTGGTATAAGAAACTGGATCAAAGACCGGGGAAGCGAATTTGTGACAAATGCTGTCCAAGAGCAGAAAAAAGCGATACAGCGGCTTACCATGAAGGCGGTGCGAGAAGATCTCACGCCAAATGAATTGGCAAGAGTCATTCGCCCGTGCATTGGGCTTACCGAAAGGCAGGCGCAGGCAAATTTGAAGTATTATAACCACATCAAGGAACAGATGCGGAAAGAACATCCTCGAATGAAGGAGGAGAATATCGTCAGGAGGGCGAGGGATAAGGCTTTGAAGTATGCCGAAAAGCAACATCGATACCGCGCTGAAACGATTGCACAGACAGAACTTGCAGAGGCATACAATGCCGGAGCACATCAGGGAATCAAGCAGGCCCAGGAAAGAGGATATATAGGGCATGTGAAAAAAGTATGGGTGACGGCCAGACAGGATAACGTGTGCAAATTTTGTGAGAGCGTGGAGGGTGTCAGCAAAGAGATGGATGAATACTTTGATGTGGGAAAATGCGGAAGGGTCCTTATTCCGCCGGCGCATCCGAGATGCAGATGCGTTGTTAAGTATGTAGAGGTTAAGGAGGATCAGTGATGAAGAGCCTGTATGATATTTTAGGAATCCACAAAAGCTCTGGAAAAAGAGCGGTGAATGTGGATAAACCTTGTGAAAAAGAGACCTCTGTGTTGAAAGGTCGCTTTAAGATACAAAAGTCAGAAGACGACAAGCGTCTGGCTTTTGGGTGGGCGAGCATTGCCATCGATGAAAACGGAGAACAGCTTGTTGATTGGCAGGAAGATATGATAGATCCGGAAGAGCTTGAAAAAGCTGCATATAATTTCGTCCGACTCTACAGGGAGGGCGGAGAGATGCATGAGCGTGGCGACTGCGCGACATTAGTTGAAAGCGTAGTTTTCACGGAGGAAAAGATGATTGCGATGGGCATTCCGGAAGGAGCCCTTCCTGTTGGATGGTGGATCGGATTCCTGGTCACAGATGATGATGTGTGGGAAAAGGTAAAGGATGGAACGTATACCATGTTTTCGATTGAAGGCGAAGCTGAAAGAGTGGAGGTAGAGGAAGATGGAGATTCTGATTGATATTGGGATTTTCTTTATCGGCGCATTTGTTGGATTTGTTTTGGCGTGCGTCGTAGCGGCTTCCAAAAGAAATGAATAACGGTAATTCAGAAGGCGGTTAACACCGCTTTTTGTTTTATAAAAAACCATGGAAGGAGGTAAGGGTATTGGCAACAAAATTAAGAAATTTGAATGTCAAAAAAGTCGATTTCGTTGACGAAGGAGCAAACCAGCAGGCGGATATTAAGTTGTTCAAAAGAAGAGGCGAAGGAGAGCTGTCACCGCAGAAAGAGCCGACGTTGAAGCGGTTTGTAGCCGCTTTTGCGAAAATGGCAGGGCTTTACGATGAAGCTATGGGAGAAATTGCCGAAAATGTTGACGTAACCATAGAAAAAGGCAACTCTCAGACGTTTGGTGAGAAGATGACCGAGGTAAAGCGTCAGAAGGTGGCTGATGAGATGTGGAGCATCTGTTATGCACTACAGTCTTCCCTGCAGTCGATTCTTTACGACGATGATCTCGATGGATCCACGGCGCAGTCCATGATGGAAGAAAGCATATCCGAATTTGATGGAATCATCGCTGATGCTATCAGTAGCTGGGCTGCCGGAAAAGTCAGCGGAATCAAAAAGGATATCGGCATCAATGATATCGAATCCTTAAAGAAGTTCAGGACAAGCCTGGACGAAAGAATTGAGAAAGCGATGAACAGCGAGAAAGGAGAAAATGAAGAAATGGCAAAAATCGACAAATCTAAAATGACCCCGGAAGACAGGGCGGCTTACGAGGAAATCATGAAGAAGTACGGTATCGAAGAAGAGGAGGATCCTGTTGCAAAGTCTACAGTGAAGCCGGGAGCCAACAAGGCGAGCACAGACGAGGAAGAGGATCTTGATAATGGCGGCGGAAAGCAGACAACGAAAAAATCCGTTACTGGGCAGGCTGAACCGGAGGAGGATATCTTCAAAGGCCTGCATCCGGCTGTCAAAGCGGAGATTGAGGCCCTTAGAAAATACCGGGAGTCCGCAGAAAACAGAGAATTCATGGAAATTGCAAAGAAATACGAGATTATCGGAAAGAAAGCGGAAGAGCTCGGACCGGTCCTGAAGACTTTGAAAGCTGCTGGCGGCACCGCTTATGACGATATGATCTCCACACTCGATTCTATGGTTGCGATGGCTGACAATTCCGGCATCTTTTCCGAGATCGGGAAATCGGGAAGAGGAAGTCACGTATCCGTTGCGAAGGGAAAATCTGAAGCGCAGGTAGAGTCTATCGCAAAAGGATATATGG